GACCACATTCATCATTCAAACAAACTGCTTGTCCTGGTGATGCCTGGCGACAATTCATTATTGAATGGGATAAAGTTGATACAGAAGCACTAAAGAAATCTACAAACATAACAGCAGAAGATTTATCGAATGCAAGTGGTCCAGATATGATACATCCACAAGCATTTCAAAAGAAATTAGACATAATTATTGCTAAACTAGAGAACATAGAAAACAAATTAAAGTTAGGAAAATTAATACAATGAGTGATGAATTAAAAGATATGTTAGAGAGAGCGATCTGGACATTTATTGAAGCATTTCTATCAGCTTTAGTAATTAGCCCAATAGCAGGAGTAGATGCTTCAGCACTACAAATTGCAGCTATTGCAGGTGGTGGTGCAGCTTTATCTGTCATTAAAACATTTGCAAAGAAAAAAATTAGTTAGTAGAAACTGTCCTAATATCTGTGTATAATTAGCTCAACAGAAAGGGCTGCGTATGACAGAAGAACTAGGAAATAATTATTATAAATCTGGATGGCAACCATCCATTGAATTTGATGAATCCACAGGCAAAGGTGAAGTAACTTATGTAGGTACTGACCCTGATTATAAGAATAAGTATGATGATATTCTTAGAGGTTGGGGATTTGATCCAGAATACTACACGATTGAAGGTAATGTTCGTGCATCTAGCTGGGAAGCACAACTAAAAGGTGGTCAAACAACCACCTTTTTTGCATTTAAAGGCGTTGTAAAGCGTAAGAACCCTGCATTAGACCAGTATTTTGAGAAACTTGTTAAGGAATACAGTAGAAAACCTAAGTTAAAAGACACAAATTATGGTGGAGATACTGCTTTTGTATGGACAATGGCTGATTGGCAGTTAGGTAAAGCTGATTATGGCGTTGAAAACACCCTTAAACGCTACGAGGAAGCCCTTATTAAGGGAGTAAATCAGATTAAGGCACTACGCAAGGCAGGAACAGAGATAGATGAGATATATTTACTAGGATTAGGTGATTTAACAGAGAATTGTGACCAATCTTTCTATAGTTCTATGCCATTTAATATAGAATTAACTTTACGACAACAATATGAACTTGCTAGGCGTATGATTATGCAGACTATTGATACATTTCTTCCACACGCAGACAAGATAACTGTCTGTGGTATTGGTGGTAATCACGGAGAGATGACACGATCAGGTAAAGGACAAGTATTATCTGATAGATTAGATAACTCTGATATGATGCACTTTGAGATAGTCAAAGAGATAATGGCACAGAATGAGCGATACGATAAAGTCAAAGTCATACTTCCTACTGACTATCATCACTTACTTGACATCAAAGGTAAAGGTGTCGCTATCACACACGGACATATGACAGGTGGTGGTTCTGGTCCAGAAGGTAAGATAATGAAATGGTGGCAAGGACAGATGTTTGGTTGGCTACCTAGTGGTGCTGCTGAAATATTAGTAACAGGACACTATCATCACCCACGATTACTAAGACAAGGTAAGAGAACTTGGTTTCAATGTCCTAGTATTGATGCAAGTAAAGACTTTACTGCACGAACAGGACTATGGAATGATCCAGGTGTGTTATGTTTTACAGTTAATAAAGATGGTTGGGATAACTACAGAATAGTTTAAACCTTGTACATTGTGTACTTAACTGTAAGTTCTTCTAAAGGTTCTATATCTTGTTCTGGAACTAAATAACTTTTGTTTCCTACCTTATACAATGCACAGTTAGGTGTATCACTATGATTGATAAAGCCACCAAGTGGTGTTCGTATCTGATCGTTTGGTTCGCCTGGTAGATAATAATGTGTCATACCTAATGACTTACTTGCTGGTATATTTTTAAGTGCAAATAATCCTAAACCTTCTATCTTGCTAGGCATTATTGTTAAGCTATCTGGTAAAGGTCTATAAGTTTCAGCCATTCTTTTTTCTCTGTCTTTCGTATATGTATGTATGTTCAGCAGTCCAACACTCACTACATACTACATTGTTATAGCAACGACATTTATTTTTATACTCCACAATATCCCTCACATTCATCATCAAATAAACTACCTTGATACTTGTCAGATGATACTTCATCAAAACTTGCATCTTTCAAAGGTATTCTTTCTTTATATAAAAACAATTCACTATCTAATTTATTTACAAATTGACTCTGTGATCCTTCTTCTCTCAACTTGTTATCAAAATTTACAGCGTACTCAAATTCTTGTGGGCTTTCATCTTTTAACTTCTTCCACTCGTGTTGGCTGTGATAAGGACATATGATACAAGCTGATCGTGGTGGTTGTGGCATACCTAACTTACCAAAATATTCCAGGCATTGATGTCTTGATATGTTATTTTCTACTAATGGATAGCAATTTACTTGCCATTTGTTAGGTGGATACTTTGCTCTTTGGATCTCATCAGAAGATATACCCATTACAATTTCAACTACCTTACCACGAAGTGTTTTAGTGTCAAGAATTTCTCGTATTTTTTCTGCAATAGGTCTAATTTTGTAGCGATCAGTACAAGTTCTAAGCGTTATTCCTTTCTTATCTGTGTCTTTATTGACTGTATAAACAGGAATACTTGCAAAAAAACCTACTTCAGTTAGTAAATCTTCAGCTATGTTGCCTGTGTTTCTTTCATTTCTTACTATCTCTATCTGTATTTTGTCTGATACTTTCTCTTTTAAATACTCAAACCAATCATATACTTCTTGTGGTTCATTACCTGTGTCTGCAAATATAGCAAAATCTACAGGTGCTATCTCACCATTGTATATTTTCATAAGTAAAGTGCTTGATTGAACACCTGCACCAAGAGATAAAATGCGTAGATCAGGTTTCTTATCTAATATCTTTTCATCTGCTAAACGCATTTCTTTTAAGTACATTTATACTAAATCCTCTATCTCGTGTGCCATACAACCTACACATCTACCATCATAATTTAATGTAGTTTCTGGTACTTCGTTACACTCTACACATCTAGGATAATCTTTGCTGTCTGGACTACTCATTCTTCCTCTTGTGCTGTAAGTATTTGAATGTTAGGAAGTATTGCAAGTAATTGTTGGTGTCCTGTAGGCAACAATATACTCTTTCCCATAAATAAAGGAATACCTTTATCATTTTTTCTATTCAAAAGTTCTGCTATAAGCATACCTTCTGTTGCTTTGCTTAACGCTACATCAATCATTCTTTCTCCTTATGTATCTTTGCATCTTTCTCGTATAAATATCCTACTACTTTCGTAATGACATTGGTATTATCAAACTCTGTTGTTTCAGGCATTAGTTGTTCTGTCCATTGGAAGTCATAACCTTTACGAACTAAGTTATGTATGTTCCAAGTCATAATCTTTCCTTTGTATTCAGTAAGATAAATAAATTTCTTTGTTGTTTCTACAGATTTTACAATATTCTTATCAAATTTAGATTTCTCTATAATCCAACTTTTATATTCTTTATCTCTTGACTTTATCTCTACAATGTAGTTATCACTTTCTGCATCACAAAAACAGAATTGATCCTGGCATTCAACTAAATTCAAGTCAGGATATAACTCATTTAATTTATCTACAATCTCACTTTGTGTCATATCATTACCTCTAATAGCTCCTTGCATAACTCGTAAGGAATTTTACTTCTCTCATAAGCACCTTTTAATCCTTGTGTTCCTGTCTTTGATCCTCGTGGTGCAGACTCGTGGCAAGACATACCATTCTTACACATTGGTCTTGGTGTCCAAGTTGCATTAGTCCATATATCAGTAGGCTTCATTCTTGTATCTCCATACTGACAATAAGTAACTGTATGTCTTGTTAGATATTCTACTGCACCCATTTTACGCATAAGTCCTCTTGGATTTTCTATGACATAGTACTTTGGTTGTAGTTCATTCATTATCCAAATAGTTTTTTCTAATAAAAGCAAACCTATTTCTGCATTTTCTGTTTTAGGTATTCTTATACCTTGTTCATCAGGTGCGTTCCAATGATGACCACAACTAGCAATACTAAATGTAGTACAAGGTGGACTTGCCCATATAATATCTGGTTGAAAAGGAATATCATCTACATTAAGTTCTAATATATCTATTATTAAATCTATTTTTTTATAGTGATCATCTGTTAATAAATCTAAACCATTATCAATAGTAAAAGTTTCGTGTCCATACTCTTTAGCTACATCACTAAAGCTACAACTACCTGCAAATAGTTCTAATACTTTCACAATTTTATAAACCAACCTAAACCAGATTGTTCCAAAGCACTTACTGATTTTTCGCCACAAGCTACAAATAATGATCCACTAGCTGCACCATTTTTGCTTTTTTCTCCTGATTTATAAAATGCTAATCTACCTTTACTAAATAATAAAGCATCAGCTTGTGTGCAAAAGTTATGAAACCATAAAGTATCTGTTCTAGCAAATACTAAGGCAATTCCATCTTGATGTTTTATAAATTTCTCCATCCATTGTGCCGTAAATTTACCATAAGGTGGATTCATCCATACTGTTCCTTCCCACTTTTGTATCAAACCATCATCTTCTTCAGTAAAATATTTTTTTGCAGGTATGTAATCTACACCACCAATAGGAGATGCAACATCAATATCAAATTCAATACCTAACTTTTCAAATATTTCTGGTGGTGTCCACCAATCAACTGTTCCAATATGATGTTGCCCTTTTTTAACCTCTACAAAAGCTGTAGGTCTAAATTTTTCTTCCATTATTCTTCCTCTCCAAACATTTCAATCCAACAAGCAGGATGTGTGCCTGTAATCATTTGTTCTCTGTAGTCTTTATCTAAAGACTTAACTGCATCTTGTATGTGCATACCTTGATTAAGATAAAACATTTCTTCAGTAAATATCTCTACTGTTCCTGTTTTACCACAATGAAAACACTCTTTTGTTTCAATAACATATCTGTTTCCATTTTCCATATCATATATTCTTTCAATTACTTTCATCAACTCTCCTTATCATTTCCCTACACAATATGCAGTAGTCATCTTGTATATAACTAGGCATACCATATAAATCATATTCGCCTACACCACAGCTCTTACACTTCAAAATAAATAATCCTGTTCATCTTTATTTCTGTTACCAAGATACTTATGACATACTCTTTTCTCAAAGCTGTATGGATTATTCTCATCAGCAACAAACTTAAATTGTTCTGCACAATACATCTCGCCTTTCTGATCGTAGTAAGTCATCTTGTTAGCAGGACAATCAAATGGTCTTTTACATTCAATATCTTTTTGACTTGCATAGAACTTAATTTGTTCTGGTGTAAGGTCTTGCCTGTCAATAATCTTTTGTAGTTTAGGTGGTATCTCTATCTTATCTACCACTCTATAA